TTTACCAGCCTCGTTAGTTCCGATGTTGAAGGTCTGTTGGTGAGCTTCACGGCTAATTACTTCACGCGAGTAGACCACTTTCGTCATGTCCGCTCCGCTATTTAGGTTAATAGGTGTATCGCCCATTACCATTTCAACGATCTCATTCAGCCGCTTCTCTAATATCTCCTTCTCAGCTTCAAACTCACGCTCGACTTCCTCAAGCGCGTCTAAGTCAACCTTCACGCCATTCATTTCTATCTCACATAAGAACAGAAGCATCTCATGCATGAAGGGTATAACTTTTTTTAGTGACTGGTTATGCTCACGATCAAGTATAGGAAGTTGTGCAAGGTATAACTCTCCACAAGCTTTGACATCTGCTTCAGCATACTCATTGACAACGTCCAGCGGCATCTCTGAGAAGTCGATACCTTCCCTAAACATATCATCTATCAACTCAGACTTTTTCAGGCTTTTAACTTGGCGTCTGATGGCACTATCTTTTAGAGACAGTGGCCTACGCTGACCTTTGGCAAGTAAAAACTCGACTATCATGGTATCATACACCAGAGGCGGTAGAGTGAAGCCCATCTCTAATAGCCACTCAGCATCGAACTTTGTGTTATGGCAGATCATCATATCCGCTGACAGTAAGTCCGTCCGTAGCTCATCTGTAGGATCACATCCTTTGTAGTCCTTGTGATACCAGACAGCTTTCTTAACGTGATCTACTGTCTCATCGCCCAGCCAGCCCCAATAACCTGACACACACTTGTTGCGTGGGTTCTTTGGGCTGTTGTCTATTCTGCCTTCGATGCGTTCTACCGTTGTTTCTAAATCTAATACTAATATCTTCAAAACGGCGGCTCCCCATTGGCATCGAGCGCAGGCATCTTGAATGAGTAGTCACGATCTACTGGCTTCTGTTTAGGGGTGGGATTAATTACACCTACTTCGGATAGAAGCAGCGCAAGTTGCGGGGGTAAGATCTCACACTTCATAGCGAGAGGTCTGCGCATTGAGATTACAAATTACCGTGCCGTGCCAGCCGGAGATCTTATTTTTCATCACAGTGAGATACCGTGTGGGATCGTCCGGGTTATCTGCATCGTTCATCTTACCAGCACCTATTAAGATGTCGGTCTCTGCAATCTTACCTACCTTAGATCCCTCAAGCATCGTGGGAGTAAGCCGTGTCTTTCCCTCGGCCTCTGCACTCGCCTGACTTAAACCAATCAATGCACAGTTGTGTTTTTTGGCTAACTCGCGCAGACGATAGTACAGTTCTCGCAGTCTTTCATGGCCACTATTAAATTGCTGGGTAAGAGCAATCTTATCGGCCATATCTAAGATGCATACGCCGCACTGTTGTTTGTTTAAGTATGCGTCCAGCATCTGGATGTCCCAACCTTGGGCGTCAGCAAAAACTAAGCGGTCCTTGATTCCTGAGTACCGGGCTTGCGCTGCGTGAGGATCGAACTCTATTTCGTCCTTGGTCATTCCAGTGTATGCTTGTATAGCTCTCAACTTAGTGCGTTTGGCTACTTCTTCATTTGCCACATAACAAACTTTGGCATTTTGCTGACAGAAACCTCCCGGTGATGCACACAGAGAGATGGCTAAGGCAGTCTTACCTACATTTGAATACGCAGCAATGACACCAAACTCACCTCGACCAATACCGTAAACGTGGCGGCTCAAGGTCTCTATGTTGAATTTAAATCTGTTGTCGTTGCTTACGACTGACAGTAGCTCATAGATATCGTCTGTCACATCCTCACCAAAGTCATCCGGCATATAGCCGTTTGATACTCGGTCTACTAAGGTAACCAGCTTATCCATCGCACCAGTGTCACCTTCGGACATCATTATGCCAAGGTTGGCTACGTCTGTACCGATGTGCTGACGCCATAGGTTTTCTATAACGTCTGTGGCTATTTCTGTATCTAATGTCTCCGCATTTGCAATGCAGTTGATCTGGTCCTCTATCTCAGCGGTCCACGAACCCGTAGATGTTGGATTCTGCGCCTTCCAATACGCAAACAATTCCAAGGAACTAATGTCCTTGTTAAATTTGTCGTGCATAGTTACGATTGTTTCGTAGATGTCTTTGACGGCATCGTCAAATATACTTGGTCTCAGCTTTGCCTTGTTTTGATTGTAAAAATCATTATCTAGGCAGCTTTTTATGAGTGATTGGTCTATCATTAGTTGGCCTTTTAAATTGCTCGATAACGCCACCTTATAGAATGTTTAAACCAAAAAAAAGCCCCACTAAGAAGGTGGGGCCAATTTAATTTGTAAGTATTTGATTTTGTACGTTAGTTTGATCTAAACTTCATCTTAGATAGATTAACTGAGCCGGGAGGTCCACGGCGCTCACGCAATTCCACTTGGTAGTGGACTATGCGTTTGTTATTTTCACAGTAATCTTTAATTAGTTTTTCCAGTGCATCCTCTTCGATGCCTGCTTCGCGGAAACCGCCTTCGATTTCCATGTCTAAAATTGCTATACCTCTAGCTTTCATTGTACCATTCCCTTTGCTTTTACGTCTGTACTGGTATCGTAGACGAATATTTTTTCACGCAGCGGATTGACTGCGCCCCCATATTTTTATTTCAGTTTATTTAGGGGGAGCCATCTTTGGATTTTGCCAGCTTGATGGCTTCTCCCCATATTGAGAGCAGGTATAGATAACACCTGACGTATTATTGGTTCTAATAATCACAATTAAGTACCTTAGTTATTTTCTTAACTGATAGGCACTTTAGATCCTCGCTTGTGAGTCTTACAAATAGCTTAGTTCCGAGCGCCCTACTAATTCGTAATGCCTTTTTAGATGCATCCTTGTCAAGCACTAAATATTTTGTGGAATACAAATGCAGAGAATTTTTAATTGCTGGGGTAACATTAGTACCAAGCAATGCCACACCAACTAAGCCATCGATGCGACTCACACTACAGGCGCTAGGGGCGTCCTCAACTAAGACTGCGGTATCACCTTTACCAATGTGTATTCCTTCGGGAAGTGATCCATATGTAATCCACTTAGGCCCGTATGCTTTGAGTGATCTACCCACTGCACCTTCTGCGCTACAGAATAACACCCTGTCTTCGGCGGGAGCATATCGGACATCTACCAAACCGCTTTCGTATGCTTCTAGGCTGTTGTTCTTTTCAAGGTAGTCGATGGCTGGTTGATGGTTTCTGACTGATGTAGTCATCGAAGGTACAGGCTTTCTAAAAGCAGTCTTCATGCTAACTTCATTTGCTAGATAGTTTTTGACTGCCTGAAGGTTACGTTTACCTGTGTAAATTCCTTTGGCAGAGCAACTGGCTCTGTAACAGTTCCACATTAACTTACCATCAATCTTTGATAGAGCTAACTTCTTTGGTTGATAGCAGAATGGGCAGGTTATTACTTTTGTAACACCTTCTTGAATAGGTATATCTTTTATTATCTGTAGTTGTTCTTGATAGGTCATTTACTAAGCCGTTGGTTATACTGCCCCTCCAAAGGGACAGCGTCAGCTTATACAGATTACTAAACCTGTCAACACCTAATTAATCGCTTTTGTAATTGTTTTACCACGCCACTTAAAGTTAATAGGTATTTATAATAATCGATAATTTATCGTTTAAATACAATACTTCCTACCACTCAATTGGTCGTAGGTTCGATCCCTACCGCCGGAGCCATTTGTTTAGATAACAGTCACTTACCTCAGTAATGTAGAAAAAATGGCATGGCAGAATGCATTGT